AATAGCTTGCTCTGCCTGACGCACGACGACCCGGAGTCGCCGCTGTGACTCGCTTTCGGTTGCGGCGTGCCCAGGTCAGAGGTCGTGCCTTTTTTTATGGCCTTTGCTTCTGGTCCTTCCTCGCCGCCCTGCAAGCAATCGGCGGCGCAGTAACCGACCAAACCCCGACCGCTGTTGCGGTTGAGTCCCAGCGTTAGGAGTTCAACGTGGAAAAAACTCACTTCCGAAAAGCGTTCGATTCGCCGTATCTATCGAGCGCCGATATCGTCGGCCCCACCGTCTTAACCGTGGCTCGGGTAACGCTCGAAGCCGACCGGACCAAGAAGACAAAAGACGTATTCAACACCGCGTGGTTTGTCGAGAAGGAACTGCGCCCCGGCGAGAAGCTCAAGCCGATGATCCTCAACGCGACGAACTCGAACACGCTCAAGAAGTTGACCGGCTCCCCGTTTATCGAGGACTGGGTAAACCTCAAGGTTACGGTTTACGTCGACCCGAATGTGCGGTTCGGCAAGGAGGTTATGGAAGGGCTACGGATCAGCCCGAAAGCCCCGGTCGTGGCGAGCATTTCCCCGGCGACGGTCAAGGCTTGGCAGAACGCGAAAGCCGCGTATCAGCGCGACGGCAACCTCGACGCGGTACTCGCTCGGGCAACCATGAGCGACAAGGACCAGCAGCAACTAATCGAGGAGTGCCGCCCATGATCTGGTTCGATATCCCGCAGAACACAGATCTATGGTTTCAGGCGCGCATAGGCAAGGCGACGGGCTCGAACTTCGGCAAGTTCATGGCGAACTTCGGTAAGGCGTTCGGCGACCCGGCCAAGCGTTACGCGTTGCAGCTCGCGCTCGAACGAGTAACCGGCCGCAAGGCTGAATTCAGTTTCCAGTCCGACGATATGGAGCGCGGGCATTTGCAGGAGCCGGTCGCCCGAATGCTTTACGAGGACTCGCGATTTGTCGAGGTTACAAACGGGGGGTTCTTCGACTGCGGACAATACGGCGACTCGCCCGATGGGCTAGTGGGGAAGGACGGCGTTCTCGAAATCAAATCGGTAACGGCGGGGGTTCACTGGGACACGTTGAAGCGCGGGTCATTCGACCCGGCGTATCGCTGGCAGTTGGTCGGGCACCTTGATTGCTCGGGCCGGGACTGGGTGGACTTCGCGAGCTATTGCTCGGACTTCCCCGAGGAGAGTCAGCTCATCGTTTACCGGACGACCCGCGACGATTTCAAGGAGGAGCTGGCGCAGCTCGCCGAACGCCGGGCGGAATTCTTGGCGCTCGTCCAAACAATCAAAATCTATATCGACGAGGTGGCATATGGCACGCGGAGTTAACAAGGTCATTCTGGTGGGGACTTGCGGACAAGACCCGGACGCCCGTTTCTTGCCGAACGGCAACGCGGTCACAACGCTGAGTCTCGCGACCTCGGAGAAGTGGACCGACAAACAATCGGGTCAGCCGGTCGAGAAAACCGAATGGCACCGGGTCTGCCTGTTCGGGAAGGTCGCCGAGATTGCCGGGCAATACTTGCGCAAGGGGTCGCAGGTGTATATCGAGGGGAAGTTGCAGACGCGGGAGTGGGAGAAGGACGGGATTAAGCGCTACACGACTGAGGTTATCGTCGATATGAAAGGCGCGCTTCAGTTGCTCGGGCCGAAACCGGAAGGGCAGCAAGCGCCAGCCCAACAGAACCAGCGCCCGGCACCGCAGCAGAACCAACAAGCCGCGCCGCCTGACTCTTATGACGACGACATACCCTTTGCGCCAGTGCCTTATCTAGCCGGCACCTAACCAAACGACGGTGTAATCATTTGGCCGTTGTTTCTTGTGATAAGCGGGGGGTTGGCGATGGTGACTTACGGGTCTGTCTGTAGTGGGATTGAGTCGGCTTCTGTCGCCTGGGCATCACTCGGTCTTAAACCGGCGTGGGTCGCCGAGGTCGCCCCCTTCCCCAGCGCGGTGCTTGCGTACCGCTTCCCCGAGGTGCCGAACCTCGGGGACATGCGCAACCTCGGCCGGCTTGTCCTTAGCGGCAAGATCGAAGCGCCAGACGTTCTAATCGGTGGGACGCCTTGTCAGGCGTTCTCTCTTGCAGGGATGCGCGAAGGGTTGGCCGACGAGTGCGGCGCTCTCGCGATCAAATACGTGGAGCTGGCAGATGCAATTGACCATGTTCGAGGACTCGCCGGAAAACCTCCCGGCATCACCGTCTGGGAAAACGTGCCCGGCGTCCTCGCCGACAAGGCGAACGCCTTCGGATGTCTACTTGCGGCGCTTGTTGGGGAAAGCTGCGAGCTGCAACCTACAGGGCGCAAATGGACAGACGCTGGTGTTGTGTATGGACCCACGCGGGCAGTCGCTTGGCGGGTTCTTAATGCCCAACATTTCGGAGTGGCCCAACGGCGTCGCCGCCTGTTCGTTGTCGCAAGCGCTCGAAAAGGATTCGACCCCGGAGCGGTACTTTTTGACCTCGGAAGCGTGCGCCGGGATTCTGCGCCGCTTGAGCCGCAAGGGAGTGACCCCGAGGTTCGCCAGTGCCGATGCGGCTACGCGTTTCCAGTCGGCCTTGGCTTCCTCAAGTGCCCCAAGTGCAAGCGCACCGTAGCGGTTGAGGCGCCTGCATGGTGGAACGGTTCGGGGGTAAGTCAAACCCTCGACGCCGTACTCGACAAGCACCAAGCGCTGCCGGAAAAAAACCGGTTCCCTGCCGTACTCGATAACGGCCGGCTCCGGTTTATTACACCGAGGGAAGCCGAGCGCCTGCAAGGGTTGCCCGACGACTTCACGCGTATTCCGTGGCGCGGCAAACCCGCCGAGCAATGTCCCGACGGGCATCGGTATAAGGCAATCGGCAACACTAAGGCGGTCCCGGTAGTTCGTTGGCTCGGCCGTCGCTTACTTGCGGTAATCAATCAAGATGGGGTGAACGATGGAGCCTGAAATCCTACACGTTCCAGAGCTGGCAAAGATTATGGGGCGAACTGAGTCGGCAATCCGTAGCGCCGTACAAGGTCGGCCGGATTGGTTGCCGCCTTACTATAAGCAGGGGTCGCGGATTTGCTGGCGACTTGAGACGGTGCGGAAGTTTCTGAGGGAGTTTGAAGCGGGGGAACATCAAGCGGTGAAAGTAGGGCGGCCCCGTAAAGAGCCGCCGAGATTGATGGCGCTAGCCTAACTTGTCGGCGAGGCTCTCGGGGCTCAGGTGGGTATAGCGCTTGAGCATCGCCAGCGTCTTATGCCCGGTAATCGACGCGACTGTCATTATCTCGAAACCGCGCTCGAATAGTCGGCTAGTCGCTTCGTGGCGCAAGTCGTGAAAGCGAAGGCCGACCACCCCCGCCGTCTTACATGCGAGGCGAAAGTAAACGGTGACAAGTTGGGGAGCCAGACTGAATACCTGCCCGTCAATTCGCGCTGGCAAACTCTTTAGAAGTTCCCGCGCTCTTGTCGAAAGCGGCACCGAACGGCGGTCGCCGTTCTTCGTGTCTTCGAGATAAATTACTTTCCCACGAATTTGTTCCCGCCGTAACAAAACTAACTCCGAACGACGCATTGCCGTATCTGCGGCGAGTTCGATAATGATCGGCATCTCCATATGAATCTCGGCCGCAGCCGCATAAATCTTTTTGAGTTCGAGAGTAGTCGGGCGGCGGTCGCGTTCTTTAGCACCTTTCGGTAAACGGATGCCTGTGCAGGGATTGTGTAAGCCGGTCATACGCCACTCTTTAGCGGCGACCGTAAACAGGTGGGAGATGATAGCGAGTTCAAGCCGGACGGTTGCCGTCGATACTTCATCATCGAGGCGCTCGTCGCGATACTCGGCCATATCTGAGGAGTCAATTGCTGAGAGAGTTTTCTCGGCGAGGGGATGTTTAAGCCACTTCTTAATCCTGACCGCTTCCTGCGTCGCCCCCTTTTTTTTGTCGCTAACTTCCTTGAGGTACTTATTGAGGGCGGTGGCTAAAGTTGTCCGGTCTTGCTCGCGTTTATCGACGTGCTTCGAGCGGGCTATATCGCCTTCAATACCGTCAGCCCAGCGCTGCGCCTCGGCTTTCGTGTCGAAGGTAGCTGTCATGGTCTGATAGCCCTTCCGGCGTATCTGAGCTTTCCAAGCGTTGCCGCGCTTTGTGTAGGTTGCCATTTCGGTATCCCCATCGGTGGTTGGAAACCCGAGTCTAGCCGAAGTGATTAAATGGCGTTGCTCCAGAATTGCTCCAAATGAAAAAGGGGTTAGCGCTTGTAAGCCGCTAACCCCTTGATTCTATTCTGGTGCCCCGAGGGAGACTCGAACTCCCACACCTTTCGATAACGGATTTTGAATCCTATCTGGCCTATTGTTTTTCCTCACATTTTCCTGACAAGGTATTGAATTCACTACACCTTGCTGCGTGAGCGTAATGCTTGATGATGGATAGTTTGGCGCACTCGTTGCTCCAAAATTGCTCCATCTTGCTCCAGCCTTCTAGACGGCATCCTAACCGACGCACGGCTATGGTTCTCCCTCTGCCCAGGGTACAGAGTTGACGGCGGCCGAGTAGTTCGGGTACAAGGATGCCCCGCCTACGCCAGCCAATCGGCAGCGCAGCGACAAAAAATAACATTCGTCTTGACTCAACACCCCGACCAACGGTAAACAGTATTCGACCGTCGCTAAGGAATGATTAAGCGATACCGGGAAAACATGGAAACGCAGGAGCCTCACATGGCTTTAAATTCAGGATTAGGATTTGCCAAGTTCGCGCAGCGCGAACATTGTCTGCTCGACTTCATCGCTACTATCGACCCGCCAACGCCCGAACCAACTGCTCACGAATTGCGATCAATACGCAAAGCAGAGAAGCGTAAACGGCGAGAGCTATCAATGCTCCGTGCCGATGATTTCCATTTTGATTTTACCCCCGCCCCGAAGTCCTTCGACTTACAAAGTCTTGAGGATCAAATGCGCGACGCGCTCGGTATTGATACGCCGGTCAAAAAAGACAAGCCCGAGGTATTAGCCTCGTTCGAGTTTGTCCCGACTATCCCGAAGACTTCACCGCCCCCCGGTATTGAACAAGCAAGCGAGACAGCGAAGCTTCACGCCAAGCTTGAAAAACAAATTCGTACAAACCTTGGCGTTCCCGCCCCCGCCAAACCAGCCACGCCTATACGCAAACCCGTAGCGCCACGAACCTTCCTAAAACGTGAACTCGAAGTCATCCTGCTTGTTCGCGATCAGGACTGGTTCGAGGTTCCGTTTTTTCACGTTGAATACAATATGACCGAAGTTGAGGCGGAAATATTGGCCGGCAAGAAAGCGCGAGCTTACGGCCTGAAAGTTCTCAAGCTGGTTAGCGTTACGTCAAAAGAAATAGAAGTGACGGTGGGTGCGGCGTAGGCTAGGTATTCGCCCCGGCGCTATCTCGGTGCCGGGGCTTATCCTATGGGGAATGAGGGAGGACCAATGGCAAGCGAAGCCGAAAGCCTTTACATGATTCAACGCTACATCATGGCGCTTAACCCGAATGACCAATCGATAACCGCCCGGCACATTAGACAGTTTCGCCAAATCCTAGCCGACTCGCCAGACAAGCACCTAGCCTATGTGGCGCTGGCGCTAGTTAGCGCCGAGCGATTAGCCGCGACTAGTGAAGCGAAAAGTCTTCGGCCGAACGAAATCAATTAACCGACAACAATAGGGAAGTTACAACCATGTCCACACTTGCAGAATTCAAGCGGGCCGAACGCGAACTCGCGATGAGGGTCCGCGCCTTTCAGGAAATGAAGCAGTCCCCCGAGGTCCAGAAGGCGATAGCGTTCGAGAAGGCGCTCGACGACTTTCTCGCCGTACACAAGGTTTCGAGGTCATCCCTATACGAGCTGCTTTCTATCGAATTCGAGGCGGACAAGAAGCCGGCCAATAGGTCGCACCACAAGAAGCCGGCAACGGCGGTCAAGAAGTCGGCGAGCAAGCCGGCCACCGGAAAACGTGTGTTTAACGGCGTCAAAATCAGGACGTTCAAAAACCCCCATACCGGCGAGGAGCTAGTCGTGCGCGGCAATCGCGACGGCAAGTTCAACGCGTGGAACGCGCAGTATGGGGCGGACGTTGTGCGGTCTTGGAAAATCGGCGAGGTTGATGCCCCGCCGAAAGCCGAAACCGCCTAAAAATAAACCCGGCCTCGCGCCGGGTTTATTGTTTCTTGAGGGCGATAACCGGAATGATGGTGTTATACCCGACGATGTTCGCGCTCGTCATGTTCATGCCGGTCAGGTCCATGCCTCGGGTATACGACCCGCCCGGCAGTGACGCGTCGTTGAACAATACTAACGAAAGCGTGGTGGTCCCGGCCGCGATTTGCGTCATTGCGTCACTGATCGACAGCCCGGCGATTTGCCCCGGAACATAGTTAGTAGTTTGCGTATACATGGCGAGACTCGGCGACGTACTCCCATGCATGGCGACCCAATACAGGCCGGGGTTTAGGGTCACGGGAGCGCCGAGGGTAACGGCAACCCGACCCGCCGAAGCGGTCGAAAAGTTGGCGCTAGCCACACACGTTCCGGGTTTGCCCGCCCCGAGAAAATTATAAATACCAACGTCAACCGTCGTCGCCGCCGACCCGGTGCGAACCGCTATCACAATGTCGGTGAACGTCAGCGGCGAATCGAGATAGACGAGGTTAAGGTGTAGGCGGGTCGCGCTGTTAAGCGTTGCCGACGTGTAACCGCCGACGCCCGTATAGAACGGGAAGTCATTCAAGGTCGCGGTAGCGCTCGCCATGCCGGCCTGACTCCCGCCCGCAGGCGTCGCCCAAGAAGGGACGCCAGCCGTTAAGGTCAGTACCTGCCCGTTACTCCCGACGCCTAACCGGGTCGGCGTACCCGACGCGCCGCCATAGATAATATCCCCGCTAGTGGTCATTGGGTTTGTCATGCCAGCAGCGACGGCGGCCCACGTTGGGACGCCAGCGGTCAACGTTAGGAAGTGGCCATTAGTCCCAGCCGCTAGCCGAGTCGCAACACCCGACGCACCGCCATAAATGATATCCCCCGAGGTCGTCATGGGGTTGGCGAAACCAGTCGCCGCAGCCCAAGCGACAACCCCGGCGACGGCGGTTAATACAAATCCGTTTGTACCGATAGCGAGTCGGGCAGGCGTACCGCTCGAACCGCCAACGATAATGTCCTGCGCGGTCGTCATCGGGTTTGTCATACCCGCCGTAAAGGCAGCCCAAGCCGAGCCGTTCCAGACGTAGAGTTTATCGTCGGCCTTGCTCCAAACCTTGAGCCCTTCGTGGCGAGCGCCCATCGTAATAGCCGAACCGGCCGAGGTGTTGCCCGGTACGAATACCCAAGCCGTGCCGAAGTACCCGGCGAGGCAGTTCGCCCGGCCGGCCCATACTCCGGTCGGACTCGCGCCGAGAATGTACGAGTCACCCTGAGCCGGGCTTCCCGGTGGCGTATTGAGCGCGACGCTGATAACGCCCGTATGCAAGATCTGCAACTGGTTGAGCGCGGTGTTGTGGGTAATCTCCGGCTGCGCTTGTTGGCCTGCGATGTACTCGATGCCGATATCTGCGGATGTGGTCATAAATCCCTCACACGGTCGCGATACCGGGGACGCCCCGGCCGCGAACGTCGCTTAGTTGGTAGACGCGTAATGCTACTGGCGCGCCAGGGGACAGCCCGTCTGCGGTTTGCTCGGCAGCGGTATAAGTTGCGGTCGGGGTAGTCGCGGCAATCGTCCGAACAACGGTCGCGCCGCTATAGATATCGATGGAATACGCCTCGCTCAATTCGCCCAACGGGACCGGACCAAGACCAAGACCGGGAACTTGTAGGCGAGTACGGCGAACCCACGTCACGGTAAGGTTGTTCGAGCCGTCGCGTGCCCCGGCAATATGTACCGGGGACTTCGGCATTTTGCCCACGCCGTTATTGGTAAACGCTTGAGCCGTAGTATCGACCTCGTTTGTCAGGAGGCTGACCGGCTTGAATAGGCGGGAGTAATACCAGTCTGCCGGGCCGAACTCGGTACGCCCGAGCGTCGTCGTGCGGAGCAATACGAATACCTCGGCGCTGCCGTGCGTAGTGTTCGCCTCGGTCCCGAGTCGGCCGCGTAGCAAGTTACTGAGCTGGTACGTTCCGGGTGCCGTGAGGGTCGCGGTTGCGAACTGGATAACTTCGCCGCCTTGACCGTTAGCCGGCCCGAGCCACGCCGCATTGAAGCCGGCGATAATCAAATCCTCGGACATACTCTCAAGCGTTGAACCCGCGTAATCGAGGACGACGGTTAGCGAGTTGCCTCGGTCCCAGAAGTCAGTCGGCCCAATCGGCAAGGCGACGGCAACGTCACCGATGACAGTCCGCACGCCAACCTTACTCATACTGCTATAGGTCGACCCGCCGTCAATAGAGCGACGGATATCCGCGCCGCGCCAGCCGGTCGACGCCCCGGTGACAACCCAGTAAAACCCGGTGTCGTCGTTGCCGTCTTGGACGATTGGCATATCCATAAGAACCAGCCGAGTAACGCCGGGAAACTTAACGTCATTCGCGGGAACGTTCCCGTTTGTACCGACCGCCTCGGAGGTATAGACCTCGGGGTCATCGCGTTGAGCCTCGAACGCACTGACGCCGTTATCCCCTCGCGAGATTCGTACGATTTTGTAAGGGATGATCTGGCCGTCTACCAGTACGCCCAAGACATCGCCGGAGCTACGCCGTACCCATTTATCGGTAAGCGAGAACGTCACGCTACGGCGAGCTGTCCAAGCCTCCCATAAGGTACGGTCGGCAATACGTCGCGCCTCGTCGACGCTGATAGTCAGGGGCAGTTCAACGCTTAGTTTATTCTCTGCGTTTCCGATGTCTTTAAAAGCGCGTTGGCTGTTGATCTGGTAGTCCAGCGCCGGGTCAAGGTGCGTTAGCGATACTTCCTTGGGCATCTCCAATACCGTGACCGATTTGAAGCGCGCCGGCTCGGCCGAGTTGTCGGCACCTTCAACCGCGCCCATATCCTCAATCGGAATGACCCCCTTCATACCCGCGCCGCGCTTAACGCAGCGGACCTGCCCGGCTTGCTCGGCCATGTCGAAGTTATAGGCAATCGCCAGTGGCGCCAGTACGCCGCTAGCCTGTCCGGCCCGCGCAATAACCAAGCCGCGCAATGTATCGCTAAGCCCCGTCACCGAAATATCGGTAACGCCTACGCGCCGTGCAATATCTTGGACGACGGCCGCGACATTGGTCGTTGCACTCCCGGCGATTTCGACCTCAATGTTAGGCAGCCGATTGCCGAAGTCGGCGAGCTGCATATCCTTAAAAACGATATAGGCGATATGCCGGTAAGCGGGTGTCGTGGGGTTGTTGGACTGCATCCAACTATCGCGAACTTGTACGGCCGAGCCCGGCCAGAAATGCATTTCCTCCATAACGGCATGGGTGCCCATTGCCTTGGTTACGATCTGCCCGTTAACCGGGTCGACGGCCGGAACCGATATCCCGGTCGCGTCGTAAATCAATTTACTGTTTGCCCAAATCCGATTAACCCCGACCATCGGACCGGCGCCCATCGCTAGCGCGAAACTCATTCGGTAGCTGTAGTTCGTTTGGGTCGCCCCGCCACCGCCACCTTTGCCGCCTCCAGAATCCTCCTCCTCTGCGGTTTCGATTAACCCGGTCGACCAGATAACGTTTCCGCTTGCGCGGTTCTCCGGCCCGTAAATCAATGGAATCGCGTTCCCATAAGTGGAGACAATAATCTGCTTATCTTGCAGGCGCTGTCCCTCAAGCTGCGGACCGTCGGGCGGGTCGATAATCCCGCCGACCGTCATACCGATTTGCGCGCCATAGATCGCGCCGGCCGGGCCACCGCCTACAAAGAAACCAATGACGGCACCGGCCGCGCCGCCGACAACTTGCCCGACGCTACTCATAGCTCACCCTCAAGGTTTGGATATCGCCACCAGCTTTTGATACGCGCCAGCCACTCGGGGGTTAGGCCGTGTTCGACCACTCCCCCGGCGTCGCTATAGGAATGAATCAAGGTCGCGCCGCCTCGGGTATCGCTTGCCAAGATCGCGAGGTGCATCGGCAAATCGTCGCGCCATTCGAGCCACGCGATATCCCCCGGCTGCGGCGTGCCTTCGACCAGCCGGAGAAATTGCCGCATCCCTTCGCCCATCCGACGCGGGTTAGGTATACGGGAGTACCCGCCGAACCGCGCCCACTCCTCGGCGTCTTCGGGTAGCGCGCCGGTCGCATGACCGACGCCACGAATCAACCCGACACAATCCACGCCGACCCCGCGAAGAACCGCCTGATGGTGGTACGGGGTACGCAGCCACCGACGCGCCTCGGTCACGATTTGCTCGCGCATAGTTACCCCTTGGCGTCTGGGAATTGGTTAATAGAATCGGAGCCGGGTACATCGGGGAACCCACCGTAATCAACCATGTCTGCGTTGAAGCGCAGATGGTCGGTCGGCGACTTGTTGCAGCCGGGCGTCGCGGTATAGGTATCGCCTGTTTGGATAGGGAAAAGCAGCGGCGACCAGAGAACAAAAACGCCACCCTCAAAACGCTTAATCTCCGACTTCGCCCCGGCGTTGGCTCCTCCGGTGAAGGTCACAATCCCTAGATCAAAGTGACCATCCGGTTCGGCCCGCGAACTATCGATAACGATACGACGCGTCGACGCGTTACTCGCCGCCGGCACCGCTGTAGAAGTCGCCGACCCGGCGACGGTAATCGCCGCCAGATTGACCGGGCAGCGAGCGTCGAGAGTCGAGCCGAACCCGTAGCGGCACGACGGCGAGAAGACTTCTAAAAGCCCTTTCTGCCGCAGGTTGGCCGAGCCGGTTAGCACTTCAAACTTGAAACCATCAACGCCGTGACTCATGCCCCCGGTGGTCCCGGCCATGAGCCGGAACGGTGTCTGGCCGCTGGTGTTATTCCAGGGCACCATCCAAATTTCAAACGCGGCAAAATCGAACAACCCGTTATAGAGTTCCTGCTCGCTAATACCCGCGTCGGAAATTATCCCGAGTAGTTCCATGTTCCCGCTTGCGCCTATCGTCGTGCTTTGTTCCGTCGCCGTAGCGGTCAAAGAATTGCACGGACTATGAACCACCCCCCGGAAAGTCAACGGCCGGTCAAGCGAAGTAAACGCGAAGACTTGGCCGTCGGTTCGGGTAATCGTCCACGTCTGCGCCCATTGCGTTGTGCAGGGTACGAGGTCGGCGAGGACGAGCGCGGACATTTGGGTAATCGGTGTATCGGCGTGGAACTCGACTAGGGGCAGCGCGGCGAACTGCGTAATACGCATCGGTGGCGCGAGGGCAGCCATCACCAGCGCGGCGAATTGGGTTTCCCGAATGTCCGGCAACGTGCCGCCGAGGACCAGCGCGGCCAGTTGCGTATCCCGCGTATCGGTTGCGCCAACTTCCAATACCAGCAACGCGTCTTGCGTTTCGCGAACCTCGGCCGAGGTCGGGAAAACCGCCGTATCGCCGTTAGTGCCGACCGCCACATCGTCGAAGTCTTGGATGCCCGTACTCGCCCAGTTGCCGACACCAATCCAGCCGACGCCACCAATCGCTGCATTGGTGGTGTCGACGTTCCACGCGGCCGGCTCGGGGTCAACTTGGCTGTTCCATACCCGCGCCTTGATCGTGGTGCCATTGACGCGAAAACGTAGGCCATAAAAGATATTCGCAGCAATCGTAAAACTGAACGTCGCAATCGTCGTCAGCACTCCGGCCGACAAACTCGATACCCGAAACTGAGTGCCGGAAATGTTGTAAAACACATACCCGGTTTCAGAGCCGGCACTCCCCGAACCGCGCAGAATTAGCCACACCTGATAAGGCTGCGTTGGTACAGTAGTGCGGAACCGCACAAAGATTTCGCCGTTGTCCCGGTTGGCGTCTGCATCGACGTTATCCCACGACAGCAGCCGGTAAAACGTGGTCGTGCGAGTGTGCTGTAAGTACTTACCTTGGGTCGTGCCCGCGCTCGCTTGTACTAGCCAAGTCGAACCTGTGGTTGTCCAACGCTGAGTGAAGTTGGCCGGGGCCGCCCCGGTGGTGTCCGAGCCAAAGCTAGTCGAATAAACGGCCATCGTTAAGCCGTCCGTGCGACTTTGAATTGCAGGGCATCAACCGCCGCCGGGGCAAACGGGGCAGCGGTGGCCGGGTCAGTTTGAAAAACGTCTTGTCGGTAGGTATAGATTTCGGTCAATGGCTTGTCAGCGCCCGCCGTGTTCGAAGCCCCGGACACAATGGAGACTTGTGTGTTTGCCGTACCGGCTTCAGTCTTGCGCGCGCGCTCGACCATGACAACGGCGTTCACAACCGAAATTCCGGCCGGCAAATTCTGCAAGCCGAATTGCGACACGAGGCCAACGGTGGCGGCGGTGATGTAATCGGTGTCATCGTTCGGGGTCGCCTCGTCGATGCACAAATAACCGGACGCAGCGCCAACAGCGGTCCAGTCGGCGGTCGCCGTATTGGCATCAGGAAACAGGGTCAAGACGCGGCGGTCGCCAATGAACGTGTTGTTGTAACTCCCGGTATTGTCGTAACAGAAAATATCGTCGAGGTCCGTAGTCGAAAACCCGGTGCTCCCACAACCCCCCCCGATGTAAACCTGACTGCATTCGGTTAGCGCAGTGGCGCAAGTATCAACCCCGCTAATGCTCAAGACGGTTACACCGTTCACCCGGACCTCGACGGTCCCGACGGTCTGCGAAAAAAATGCAACGCATTCGATGTGTTGATAGGCGTTCGCCACGACAGCCGGGGTCGCCGACGCGCCGAGCGATGTCCCGCTACCATTCCCGCGAAACACCTCGATTACGCCAGTACTTTGCGAGATAACCGATAGCTGCAAATTGTTGGCGGCATCGGCAAACTGAAACAGCCGTTGTGTATTGTTATCCGTTGGCAACGCACCCCAGTAGAAAGCCCCCCCGATTCCGACAGTAGTTTTCGCGCCACCCAAGACCCGGCGCAAATCTGTAGTCGACGCGGTGGTGCCGCCACCTTGACGAATGCAATACGTCCCGGTCCGGGGGTTGACCGTCGATAGGGTCACACCGGCCGAAACCTGCGCATAGACACCGTTCGTCATATTCCCAACTACACCGTAATGGCCGAAACCATCGCACCAGAGCAAAGCCATAGATCACCTCGAATATTTAGCAGGGGCGGATTTCGACCAACACCAAATCGGCGAAGCCTGAAACGCCGTAGTCACGCAGTAAGCCGTCGAAGGATTCGTCACTCTCGAACCGAACCTCGACGTCATAGAGATAGCCGGCGCGGACGACTGCGCCCGGCGCTGGGGGACCGCTGAACGTAACGACTCCGGTTAAGCGGTCAACGCTCCAGGTCAGCGGGACAATCAATGTTGTGGGGTCGGTGTTGTTGATCGAAACAATGGCCGTAGACACGACCGGGTGAACGACCTTGCGCGTATAGGTTTCGGCGCCCCGCGTGTAAGTCTTTACGAGCTGGAACGCCACGGTGATTCCGTCGCCGGTCCCTAGAACCTGATCGCTGAAAGTAATCGGAGGGACTTGGTTAGGTCGGGCGAGCGCACGCGATGCAAAGTCGAGCGGGTCGCGAAACGGAAAGCTCCGCAATGGCCCGCGTGTAATTAACCAATGATCGCGCACGGCCTCGTATACGTCGTGATCGCGCACGGCCTCGGGCAAGGTGTAACGGTGAAGCGGATGCTCCCACCGTTGGTTCGCTTGCTCCGCGCCGGAGTCCGAATGCGTGATCGAAGTCGACCAACGCGGCGAAGACATGCACGGATAGCCGGGCACGCAGCGATCTAGATACACGTCGATAAATCGGCTCATGTTTGGCTCATTTGGGATTTGGCGCGGCGTGCGATTTGCCGCTGGGAGGCGCGAAACGAATTCGCATCGGGGGTGGTGATGTTGAAAACTTGCGTACTGCGGCCACCCGTTACGCCTTGCGGTTTGATACTCCCGCTATTGCCGGGAATGAGGAACTGACGCCCGTTCGCCATGAACATTTCAGGCGCGTCGTTCTCGCCGACCTCGTATAACTTCCCGGCTTCGACGGGACCGCCGACAGCTTTGCCGCCACCGAAACCGAAGAACGTCGACGCAGCTTTTAACCCGGCAGAAAGGAATCCCCCGGTGCGTTCGCCGTCGGCACCGACCTTGCCTAATGCGTCCTGCATTAGTTGCGCGGCTGCGGCCTCGGCGACCATGCGTTGCAGTACCTTCCCGAAGTTCGCGGCCATCCCGTCGACGCCATCCGCGAACGGATCAAACAAGAAGTTCGCGAACGCGTCTTGTGCGTTCCGTGCGGCCTCGTCGGCGAATACGCTCATTACGTCTTTTGTTTCGGTTAGCTTGTCCTGCGCCTTCGACAATCCTTTATCGAGCCCGTCCATCACGTTGTCGTATTGGGTCTGGTTTATGTCGCCCGCGTTTAGCGATTTGCGCAGTGTTTCGACCTTTGTTTGATACTCGTCTAAAAGCTTCTGCCCATCGGTAAAGGTCGACTCTTGCACGGCGTTGAACGCGGTAACGCGCTCGGTATGATCCTTGATTGCTTTCTGGCTTTTGTCGTAAGCATCGACGACGGCAAGCGCGGCCGCAGCGCTCTTTAGTTGGCTCTCGTTCGCGCCGTCTTGGGCGAGTTTGTACAAGGCCGTTTGCGTGGTAGTCATACCCACGGTTGCGGCTTGCTCTTGCAGAGCAACGACTTGTTTGTCTATCGCCGCCACTGCTTTTGCCGTCGCTTTTGCCGCCGCCGCTGCGGCGGCGGCGGCCTCGGCGTTCTGGCGTTCAAGCCGTTTAAGCTCCTTTGCATACTCGCGCGCAACCGCCGCCGCTTCTTGGGCTTTCTTGGCATAGGTGCCGTCGAAAAGTTTCTCGATGCGTTCCGCGCCTTTGGCCTCGGCCGCGTCGATATCGGCTTTCATTGCCTTAAGCGTTTCCCCGGCGATTGCAAAATCACCGCTCGCCGCTTGCACCGCCGCCGCCGCAAACCCGGCGAGACTGATAGCCCCGGCTTGCAACTCAGTGCCGAGCGCCAGCGCAATAGCAGTAACAGCCTTGAGGATGGTGCCGAGGCCCGAGCCACTATCGGCGGCGGTGTCCGAGTTATCCGCGAGGTCGAGCATTAGCCCGCCAATGTCGTTAAGCGCAGGGAGCAAGCCGGTGGCAATGTTGTTCGCCATGCCGCGACTTGCCCCGGACAGAACAGTCAGGTTGTCATTGAACGTATCGGCGGCGGCGGCGGCCTCGGCGCTCATCACGAGGCCGAGGCGTTGTGCTTGCGTCATCAGATCGGTGATGCCTTGCTTCCCGCTATTCAGTAACGGGATAAGTTTTGCACCCGACTTGCCAAACAGGTCTTGTGCTAATGCGGTCTTGTTCGCGCCGTCGGCGTACCCTTGGAATTTGTCGGCCACTTCCAGTAGCAAACCGTCAGCGGTTTTTAGATTGCCGTTCGCGTCTCGGACCGATACGCCGATATCGGCAAAGGCCGCAGCTTGTTTCTTACCGCCCGCTGCGGCTTGGCTGATTGTTTTGTTGAACTTAGTCAGAGCGCCGGTTAGCCCTTCCTGTTCGACCCCCGCCGTCGACGCGGCAAAGCTCAACCCTTGATAGGCCTCAATGCTGATACCGATTGTCTGCGCCGTTTCCGCCGCCGCGTCGGCCGCGTCGATAGACTCCTTAATCCATCCTGCGAATGCGCCAGTAGCAAAGGTCGCAATAGCACCGCCGATCAGCTTACCGATTCGGGCATATCGCTTTCGCTGGTCCTCGGCGAACTTCGCCGAGAGACGGTTCGCCTTTCCTAAATCGGATTCGAGCCGCGCCAAATTCGCGGCGATATCAATCGTCAGCGTGCCGAGCGACATAGTGAAACCTCGTTAGAAAAGGGAATCGATAGCAGCCGAATGCTCGGCCGGGTCGTCGTATTCAAGGGGGGGAAGGGTGTCGGTTTGAATCTCGTATTCGACTTGATAGAAGGCCATCCAGTCGACGAGTTGCGGGCTAGTCATTTGCCGCTCCAGAGCGTCAACATTCCAGACGCCCAAATCTCGGGCGAGCTTGAAAAGAAAGTAACGCTCGGGGCGGCCCCTTAGTTTTTTGCGGTGTCCTCGGTCGCCTTAACAAAGAACCGATTTAGGAGAAGAACCGCGTCAGAAATGACGCCGATTGGTCCGTCTGATTTCCGCGCCAGCTCGGTGATATCGTCCGCGCTGAATAGCGGTACGCCGTCCGCGTCGGTAATCGAGAGCGCGACTAGGCGCAGCTTGATATCAAGCTGCGCGCTAATCGTATCGCCCCCTTCCTTTTGTACGTTCCCGAGGCGAGCCCACTCGCCGAGTACGCTGCTCCGGTCGCGAACAGATAGGGCGGTGATAGTTACATCGCCACCCCACTCCTCGACGTGGATAACCTCTTGGGCTCGGTCCTTTGCGTTTAGGATTTGCTCACGATTAAGCACTCAGCACCTCATAAACTTCGCCGGTAATAGTTACCGCCAGCGTGCCGGCGTTGGTCCCATCGACCGCGCCTGCGTCGCTCAACGAACGCACGAAACCTTCAAAGATTTTGATGTAGCCGTTTTGCTTAACGAGCTTGAACCAACGCGGCAATGCTTCGCGCTTGGCGAGCTTGGCCTCAATCTGGAATGCGTCGTCCTCGACATAGTGAAGGTCCGCCGACATACCACCGAAGTCTTGCAGGCCCAACGATTTTTCCTTGGCGGTCGAGCAGAGGGTCGTGGTATCGATCTCGCTCGCCTGCCCGTCAAAACCCGAATACGACTTGTGCTGACAAGTCTCGAAGAACTGGAGCGCCGCTGCGGTCCCTGCGCTGCCGTAAGTCGTGAAGCTAGTCGAGTCGATATTCGCGAGGACTACGGTTGTGGCGGTCGTCGATTCGACGATGCCCTCAAGGCCGTTAATCTCGGTCATCCCGACGACGGCGGCGATACGAATCACGCTGCCCTTTACAAAGGTATGCGAGGCGAACGTCACCACGGCTTTTGTCGCCTTGGAAATGCCGGTAATCACGGTGGTCGTGAGGGTCGCGGCAGCGTTCTCGATATAGAAGTGGGTGCCCTGCGAGGACACGGCGCGGCTTTTAGATGGCATGGGAATTACTCCGAGCTAATGGGGGTGGGGGGGGGGGTCGTGTGGCTTGCGGGGGATTCGTCGGCGGGTAAACCGCTTGATTACTTTTGTTATATAATTCGGGGTCGTCGCCCCCGAGTCCGTGGGCGAGTTGCCCAGGGGACAGAACAAATGAAAACCGAGAAGCGACCCCGCGTCGTAATCGACTTAACCGATGAGCAAGTCGACGCGATGGGTTATGACGTAACGCGACGCCTTGCGGATGGGTCGTGGTTAGCGGTATCGAAAATGACGTTCGGGAAAGGCCGGCTGTTTTTTAATCTCGACTGGCACGGGTTTGAGGCGTGCTATTGCTATAAGACTTTTTCCGAGGCCGTCGACGCCTTGCTCACCTTCGACCCGGAAAAGGACGAGGAACCGCAGGGGTGGTTTAAAGACCCGAGGAACAATCGAATTCGACCCGACGGTGACGCGTCGAGGGAAACCATCGGCTACCCGCCACCAGACGACAACGACAAACCGAAAGGGAAAACCAAATGAATATGCGCGAAAAAATAACCGGCGATATTGCTCGGGTAGGATTCTCGACTATCGGAGTCGGCGACCCTAACGGCAACTTTGCCTACACCGTTGGGTTTACCGAACTCGGCCACCCGGAAATCCTTGTGTGTGGATTACGCCTCGACAATTGCCACGGCCTCATGTGGGAGATTTTTCACAAGGTCAAGGCCGGGGAAAAGTTTGTCGCCGGGCAAGTCGCTACGGATATCGGCAATTTGCCGGTAGCCTTTCGTTACCTTCCCGATATAGCCGCGAACGACTTTTGCTGTCAGGCGTTGTTCCATTACGAGGGCTCGGCGAAAACCCCGACGTTCCTACAAATGGTTATCCCCGATAACAACGGGCTGCTGCCTTGGCAGGAAGGTTACGACCACGAATTTATGCGGGCTCAACGTCACTTGTGGGTCGACCTGAACTAACGCTAAGCCGTTACCTGCCAGACCGAATAGTCGAGGACGACGTAATGCAATTTTACCTCGCCGTCGTAAAGGTCTTGGTCCGCAATGAATACGACATTGAATAGCGCGCTTGCCTCCAATGCAGCTTGGACGGCGAGCGCGATTTGTTTCGCTTGTCCGTAGTTCGGCGACCAGCAATCGAGCTGGATTCGTGCGTGGCGCATCAAGCCCGAATCCGTCATCGAGGGGATACGCTCCCCGGTGATAAGCGAGTAAGTCACATACGGGCGTAGCTCTCCCTCGGGGAGCATTCCCGCAGCAACCCGAGTACCCACCAAGGCGGTTACGGCAGAGGCTGCAAGTAGCACCGTCTGAACGTCTGATTCGATCATGCTACTTTGCTCCCGAGTTCTCTCGCTAGCTTCTCCGCTTCGCGCACTATCCGCTTCTTGCAGTACTCCTCAAACTTGCGGAGCGCCTCGAATTTTTTCGCCTCGAACGCCGGTCGCAGGAACGGGGTTTTTGTAAGCTTCGCCGTGCCGAACTCAAGGAACAACCAGTAAAACGGATCGTCGGGATTATGGGCGCCTTTCTTGCGTACCGCCCCACCTTTAAACTCTTTGATCTTTTTCGCGCTCAACCCCGCTACGGTTAGATAAACCCCGAACTTGTCACGCTTTGAACGCCTTACGGTAATAGCCTTTTTCACGGTGCCGGGCTTCCGGTACTTGCTCGGTGCCTTGAGGATTGGCACCCGCGACTGCGCATCCTTGCGGATTACTTGAGCGCTTGCACGCAACGCAGCGCGTACTACCTTATCGCCTAAACGGGCTGGCAATCGGGCGAGGGTTTTTTCGAGTTCCTTTAGGCCTAGCACTTGGATTTCATCGGCCATCGGTTAGCCCCTCGTTCGCCAAGATTTCCAGCGACGCGCCTATCTCACGCGGGTTGATTACCGACTGGATATCAAACGGGCGACCGTCGTAAACGATACGCTGCGACGCCTCAAGCCCGGCCAGATATCGGCAGCGGATTCGGTGCGTCACTTCGGCTTGTACTTGTTGGGCGGTCAAAAGCTCGCGCCCACTAATCGGCTCGACGGAAGCCCACAGGGTAGCGACAACATCCCACCCTTCGAGCGGCTGGCCGAACGCGTCGCGGCCGGTCTTGCGCGCCTCGAAAGTTACGCGGTGACGTAGCGGGCCGAGTCTCATGCAACCCCCGGAACTACAAAGGGAGCGAGCAACGAATCGACGCTAAGCGGTACGCTCGAAACAATCGTACCGACCACGACCGGCTCCCGGTTCTGGTCCCAGTGCGCAACGAGTAGCATCATGGCGGATGCCAGGTCAGAAGGAACGGCAGTAGCGTTGCCGTAACCCGCTGTGAACTTGATACGGACGGCCATCGGCTGCGTCCGGGTAATCGGCCACTGCTTGTTGTAGGCGCGGTGGATCATGCCAATCATGCCGTTTTTGTCGACGAGATATTCAGTCGTCGCCAGAACAACGGTCGCCCCGGTCGAATCGATGTAGGTTATTTCCTCAACCGATTGAAGCGGGGGCAGAGGAAGCGAAATCGAACCGGCCGGGAACGCGTCGAGAGTCAGCGCCCAGCTCTGCGTTACGAACGCTCGCCGGGTGATGCTCTCGGCGTGCTTGGTCGCGGAAGCGATCAACCGCGTCACCCCGGCGTCGTCGGATGCGTCGTCAATACGCAGACGCGTTTTGACTTCGGCCAACGTGACAGGCTCGGTCGCCGGAGCAGAGAGCAATTCTAGGCGCATGATTAGGCCTCGTTAATTTGTAGCGCGTAGGCCACAGCGGCCTTGTCGTCGTCGACCCAGCCAAGGGCTTTTAGAACGGCAACCGTTACCGCCGAAAACTCGGCGACTTGGTTCGGTTTGTAGTCGACTTGTTCCAGAGAAAAGGCAACAAGACAACGTGTAGAAATCAATTTAGTTACGGCCATTTTTCCACCCTTCCGCTAACGAAAAAGTGGGGCGACCCGAAGGCCGCCCCGGTTGTTCCTTAGGTCGCGGAATGCGCGTAATACTTCACGGCCGCAGTATCAACGAGGTTGCCACCCGAACGGATGAACGCGAGGAAACCGACCTGCCCTTTACTGGCGTAGGCGGAATCGTCGAAGCGCATCAAGGACACCGACATGGCGTCGCGGATGATGTACTTTTTCATGTCGCCGTAAATGATGGACTTGGCGTTCGCGGCCGGGGTCGCCATGTCGTTGTTGATTACGACCGACTTGCCGAGGAGCAAGTCTGGAGCGCCAGCGGTGATACCGGCCTCGTAACCCGGTGTCCAGATTGGACGGCCAGCGGTATCCTTCAGCTTACGCAGCAGGCCGCGAACGGTCTGGTTAAACATGAATTTGCATTCGCCGCCGAGCTGGTAAGCCTCGTTAACGGACTCCAGCAAATCGACCAGATCGTCATAGATGACGGTCAAGGTTTGGCCGGTGGTGCCGACCTTGCCGGACGACGCGCCAGTCACGATACCGCGAGGCTGCGCGGTCCCGGTCCCGGTAGTGAAGTGCTGGTTAGTAATACGGCCGATACGCTCGATGATGCGCGCACGCACGAACGCCTCAATGTCGACGCTCGAATCTTGCAGCAGCTCGATTGGAACGGCGATAACCTTGGAGCTGTATTTGTATACGTTCAGACCCACGGTGCCGAAACTCGGGTCGAGCGCCGCAGCCGCAGTGTTTTCCGCGAGCAGCTCGCCAACTTCGGCGGTGCCGTCGCTGGTTGGGTAGCTCAACGGATTACCCTGCGCGGTGGTCAGGAGTTGCGCCACGCCGCGCATACCGCCGAAGTCCTTCAGGGAGTTGATCAGCTCGGAAGCTACCAACGCCGGAACGGTATAACCGCCCTCGCTCGGGGTGGTGGTCGACATGGTGTTGTAGAGCTTGGTCGCTTGCTCGGCGCTCAAACCCTTTTCACCGCGACGCATCCAAGTGTCGAAAATCTTGATGTCCGACAACAGGTCGTCGGTATCGCGCTTGGCTTTCGGGTCACGGTGTTGAATGTGGTCCTCGGCGGCGAGGTCGAGCAGCTTTTGCTCGCGCTCGATACGCTGATCGATTTCCACGATTTCGCCGGTCAGGCCGTCATACTTGGTCTGGTCCTCGGCGCTCCACTTCTTATCCTTGGAATCGTCCAACAGTTTGCGCGCTTCGATAGCCAGACCGTTACGGCGCTCGCGCTGTGCTTGGATAGTCATTTCATTTTTCTCCGTGCATAAAAAAACCCGCCGATGGCGGGTTGGGATTCGCGATGGCGCGAGGCCTATGGCGCGATTACTTCGAGCAGGGACAACCGGCGCTCAAGTGCGGCGCGGTCAACCGTTGGCTCTGGTTCGGGTTGTGCGGTAAGGGCTGCCGGCGCGTTGCCGTAGGCCTCAAGGTTCCACTGGTTTTTTGCCGCCTTCTGTCCTGGAACGATGCGATCAACAAACCCGTGGTCGACGGCTTCCTGCGCGGTGAACCAAGTAGTGGCGTCCATCCATGCCACTAGCTCCTCCGTGGTCTTGCCGGTCTTGCGTTGGTAGTCCGCAACAATCGAGGCATCGACCTTGCGCAGAATGCCGGCCGTATCCTCGAAGTCGTTCGCGTTACCGAGGGCGATAGTCCACGCGTTATGGATCATAAAAAATCCACCGTCGGCGATTTCTACCTCGTCTGCTGCAAGGGCTACATAGGTCGCAGCGCTCGCCGCTTGGCCGTCGATATGAGCGACGACGTGGGCGGGGTGTTGAGCGAGGGCGGTCGCGATTGCGCGGCCGTCGAATACGTCGCCACCGGGGCTATTGATGCGAAGGTGAATTGTGTCTACGTCCAAGGCGGCGAGCTGCGGAACGAACTCGCGAGCGCTGACGCCACCGGCCCAAGACTCGCCGATAATGTCGTAAATGTAGACGGTCGCCTCACGCCCGGCCTGTTCGATTCGGGCCTGACGCGGTGCCGCTTGATTGCTTAGGTAGAGCTGCATCAGCTTCATACGCTGGGCCCCTGTGTAACGTTGGTTAGATAGAGAACGTCGCCACCCGGAACGGGAGGTAAGTTTTTGATGCGGCGCGCTTCGTTGACGGTCATCCAGCCTTGGGCACCCGGACCGCCGAGCGATTTCGAGATAACTTCCGACTCGGTTTTGCTATCGCCGGCCAGCAATCCGTCGCGATTGAACTCCACGAAAAAGCGCGGCGAGCGCGGCCAGAGCTTGCGGTTTAGTTCCTGCTCGACGCGGCGAAGGTGCGGGCCGAGGGTGTAGCGAACAAACCCGATACCCATCTGCTCGATACCGCTCCCCCAAGAAGTCGAGGCGCTCGTCTCGCCGACCATGTGAGGAGGTACGCCGAACGCTCGGGCGATTTCGACGACCTGAAATTTGCGGGTTTCGAGTAGCTGCGAGTCCTCGGCGGTCAAGCTAACCGGCTCGATTTTGCCGCCGTTAACCAACAGCAACGGCTTGTGACGGTGGCCGGTTCCGGTATACGTCTCGGTGAACTGGTTGCGAAGGTGGGTCTGTTGCGCCTCGGTAGGCGCGACGCCTTGCGGATAGGAGAGCGCAATAGATGGCGCGGCACCGTTCGCGAAGAACTCCCCCGCGTAATCGTCGGCAGCGAGGGCGGTGCCGACGGCTTGCCGGGCTGCGTATCGGATTACAGATTCACCGTGGCAGCCGTCGAAACCGAAGCCGGGGAAGTGCAAAACGTCATCGTCATACAGGCCATATACCGACTCGCCGTCGCTGACAAAGTAGACGAGGCGCCCGTCCTTTTCGACAACGTGAACACACTCCCGAGGGAGCGGCATCAAGCTCGACGGGTTGCCGTTTCGGTCGCGGATAATTTGCGCGAATCCGTCGCCCCGCATCAGCATGGACGAGAGCATCCACTCCCAAAAAGAGCAGGCCGTAAGGGTCGGATATGGGCTCTCGTTGAGGAGCCACCATAGCGGGTGGTCCGCCTTCTTGCGGCTACCATCGGCGGTCCGCTCGTACACCGGAATCGGTAGGAGCGCGACGGCCCCGGCAATCAATCGAGTACAGGCGTAAACGGCAGCGCTACGTTTGGCCGATTCGACCGTAACCGAGATACCAGAGGAGGCTTTCGGTACGCCGAAAAACTCGGCCCACTGCTCGCGAGTTCCGAACCCGTCGATAGTATTCGACGCGCTAATCTTGCCAAGCTCTGCGCGGAGGGTTGCGACCTCCTGCTCTAGCTTTTTTTGCTTCCCGAAAAATAGCATCAGAGCACCATAAATAGGTCGTGGATAGGAGCGTCCTCGGTCGGTTCGCCTTGGGCACCGACCGCCATAGCGAGCGCCACCATCCCGTCTATACGGCCGGTCGCTTTGCTCTTGGTAAACTTGCGGTTCCCCGCCTCGTCGGCGACGGTAATCGCGTTGGCGGCGCACATGGTTAGCACCGGATGGTTCCCGTGCCGAAGGCCTTTCGCGAGTAGCCGCGCTTCGAGTTCGCGCAGCGCCGGGGACATAGACACCCAGCCTTGACCGAAGGGTTTAAAGCGGGTCAATTCCAGGTCAGAGAACCCTGCCTCGATTAGCCACGGGGTCAGGAATCGCATGTTGTGGCGGTCGAATGCCAGCGCCTGAACGTCACAATCATCGAACAATTCACGCAGCCAACGGGCTACAAATCGGTACTCGATAGCGCGGCCGGGCGTAAGTTCTAGCAGCCCTTCTTCGGCCCAAACGTCATACGGTACGCGGTCGTTTCGCGCCTTCTCTTTAATCCCTTCCTCGGGTAGCCAGAAGGTCGAATGCACGTCGCCGTCTTCGGAGACAGAGACGAGCGCGGTAAGGTCGGAGACGCTCGAAAGGTCGAGGCCAGCCCAGACTTTTTGTCCGTGATACGGCTCGGGCTTCCCTGAGTTTTCTTCCCAAACGGCCCAGCTTACGAACGGGGCTTTCGCCGCTACGCGCTGGTTTAAAATTAGGTTCCGATACGCCGACTCGCGAGCCGGTAAACGCTTCGCGTCGGAGGCTTGGCGCAGCACTTCCTCCTTGTTCATGAAGTCATCGAAGTGAGGATTTGCGGCGCGGATTGCTTCCTCGCTAAACGGATCAAGGTCGAGCGGGGCGGTGCATATTTCGATCTTGTTTCGCGGGTCCGCTCCGGTGAGCGCGTCGTCGATGAGCAGGCTCAATAGGTCCGCGCTATTCGGGGCTTGCGTCGAAATGATGATCGACATTGGCTGGTCTTGCGCAGCGCTTGCGGTTTCGAGCGCCTCGTATAGCTGCGATCTTGGGCCGACGACCTGCCCTAATTCGTCGTGAATTACGAGCGCGGGAGACAGCCCGAACTTGGTCGACGCGTCGGCGGATAGCGCTTTGAAAAACGTGCCGAGTTCGCCGCACAAAAGCTCCTTGGCGGTGTCCCGAATCGTGACGTAATACGACAATTCCGAACTGAGCCGAACGATTTTCGCGGCCAGCTCGAACAGAATTGCAGCTTGGTCGCGGGATTGTGCCGCGCTATATAACTGAGAGTTCGGCCGCGCCTCGGGTCCGCACAAGTGCAGCAAGACGATAAACGCACTGAAGGCCGTCTTTGCATTCTTGCGGGCCATCGACAAAATGAAAACGCGGGTCGGCGAATCGTAAATTCGCTTCATCCAACGGCGCTGATGCTTGGTCAACTTGACCCGTTGCCCGACCATTCGACCTTCGGGGATGCAGCAGTGGGCTTCAATCCAGCCGCAATTGCGCTCCCCCCGCGTCAGTCTTGTTCGAGCTGCCACGGTTTTCGTCCTTTCCCTTGCGAGTGAACTACCTTGTCGGCGCGGATTAGGCTCTGTTGGGTTAGCCGCATCGAGCGAAGTAGCGCGTTCATACAGCGCGTTTCGCGCTCGGCCATCGCGCCGAGCTTGTCGTATCGCTTCAAACCCTCGTCATCGGTCAGCCATGCAGGGTCAAAATTCTCCTGCTGCTGCGCGATTAGGTCGGCTTGTACCTTGTGCCGGCAGTACTGCGCGAGCATCGGCCCGTGTTCCTCGCCGAACCATTCGGCCGGCTTCGAGTTGACGACCGAAACCCAGACCGCCTTTTGTGCGTTGGTCAAAGTCGCGGGAGGTGCGAGCCGGTGCGATAACGACGTGGGCGAAGCGACCACAAGGGACGCCGCTGATCTGCGTCCTCGGTCTGCCATGGCCTGATTCCTAAAAAAATACGGTTTTATGAAGGCCTCTCTGGGCGATCGGTCTTCTGTTGTGTCTGTGCAAACTTTTCACCTCCCCCCTACCTGCGCCAGTGGTGGCGAGGGTCGAGTGGAACGCCGGAGGGGTCACAACCGGGCAACACGCCAGACCGCTCAAGGGTCTGCTTAGCCGAGTCGTGGCAGAGCTTGCAGAGGCTCTGGAGGTTGGCCGGGTCGCGGAATAGCTTCAGATCGCCTTTGTGCGGCTTCTTGTGGTCTGCCACGTTCGCGCTGGTGTACTTGCCAACAACTAGGCAATAGGCGCACATGGGCTCCTTGCGCAGCTGTGCAAGGCGTAACTGTTTCCACTCGGCCGTGTTGTATAGGTGGTGCCAGTCAGCCTTGGTCTTCATCGGGTAGCACCGTTACGCGAGTAGCCTTCAGTGCGAACGCTCGAACCTTGTCGGAGTCGGGTTGGCTATCCGTAAGGACGGCAACGACCGCCACGCCCAAGGCGTACCAACGCCACCACCAAGCCATGCGAACCCGGAGCTTTACCTTTATGTTCGCCACGGTTAGGCCTCGAACCAATCGGACGATACAAAGTCGTCCTGACTAACCCCGTCTCGCCGCTTGTCCCAGTAGAGCCAACCACCCGAGCGAACACCGAGGTACATCGCGTGGCGGGTAGCCCAACCCACGCCGCACGCTTCGAGTGCCTCAAGGAACAAGGCGTCTGCCTCGGCCCGAGTTGAGTAGTGGATGCAATAGAGAAAGTCGTGGAGGACTGCGGCCTGTCGGCTTGGTCCGTCCGGGTCGATCAACCAACGCAACGCCGACGGAATACTCGCGAGGTCGGTAACGAATCCACGCGGGACCATGTACCGAGCGCCGTTGGTGGCGAGGTAAAGCAGGCCGGTCAATACGACCCACTCGCCGGGCTTGTAGGCCCGAAGGTCAAGCGGTGTTAGGAACGCCATAACGCTACCCCGTACCCGAGCAGATAGAACGCTGCGAGGGTTATCTCGTACAAGGAAAGAGCCAACATCAATAAGGCGTCGCCCGTCATCCCGGCGCGGTAATGGTTAGCCGCGCCGTGCATAGCGACGAGGGCGGCGATTACCAACATTAGTGGGATGGCGAGCGACAAGGCTTATGCCCGGCCGAGGTACAAAAGCCGCTCTTTACGGCGGCGAGTCTCAAGGCCAGCAATCTTTTTGCCGTTGTCGTATACCCAGCGGAGGAACTCGGCGGCGATACACATATGGTCCGACCGGGCGTTGATAAGCCGGAGGATGGTCGAGGTTTTGAACGCGCTCTGGCCGATGTTGAAGACGAACGACACCAACGCGTCAAACTCGAACTGTTCCAGGGGACAGCGGACCAAGCGATTTACTGCCGCGACGGCCTCGGCTACGTCCTCGGTGAGCAACATCAAGGCGCGGGCCTCGCTGATCTGCATCCCCGATAGGGCGGACCGCGTATGGCCGTACCCGATTGTCCAGACCCCGCCAGTATCGAGGTACGCGGTAAGGCGTAACTGCTCGAACCCTTTAATGGCGTCGAGGCCTTGAGGACTTAGGTTCACTTCGGCACCTGCGAATCGAGGAAGCGCTCGGCGTATTTGCGCAGCTTATCGACACCGATAAAGCCGACGGCCCCACCGGCAAAAGTCGCCATTGAGGACGGCAACCCGAGCCACTCAAGGAGCGGAATAACGGTCAGCGTACAGAGTCCGCATAGCGACCCTTCGAGGACCATCTGGCGCCGCGTACCCCCGCCGTATATGACGCGCAGGACGGCAATTGCGATGGACAGGGCCGGTGGATAAAGAATCGTGCCCATGCTTACTAAAAAAGCTGTAAGGGAAACCCACAAATCCGGGTTTTTTTCGGGCATGATTAAAACCCCTGTTATCGGGAGATAAAAAAAGGAGCTTGGTGTGGTCAAAAATAAAATGGCGGTATGGGGTCGGAATCTTGCGGCTGACCTTTTCCCGGTTCGCCTCAAGTGGCGTATGTGGCTGTCCTATTTCGTCCCGTTTCCGATAGCGTTCGCGTGGCCTTACGTCGTAGAGCCGACCTTTGTTAATTGGCTGATCGTTGTCGGGTTTTTAGTATTCGTCGTGCGGTCGTTTACCCGGCTGATGATTCGCGGCCAGATCAAGGCCGATGCCCGGTTACAGATTCGGTTATTCGAGCAGGCTGAAGTCGAAATCTCGGCGCTGCTCGAATTCGTTACGCCAGAAGAACGTAGGCAATACGCCGACCTCGCCGAAGACTTGGCGCGGCGTGCGAAAATCCTCAAACGTATACTGGCGGACTTTGAAAAATGACGGACTTTGACGACGACTTTCAGACCTATAACGACGGCCACCAGATCGAAGGTCTGGACCGCTGCATGACCATACTTTCGCTTCTTGACACGCTCTTAACCGGGCACCCGGCCGTCCTTCGCGCCGAGGGTGATGCCTTGGTAACGCAGGCGTTCGATGCAATCGGGGCGCTGTACCAAAAAATCGGAAACATCGACGAGGGCGACGAAAAATGACCGCGCCGTCGCGGGGCGGGTCGGAACTACGCGAGCTGCTCGAATGGGCAAAATCGCTGGGATTCACATGCAACGTTGGCGGCAAACATTTGATATTTTTTCGGCCGTTTACGCGTAAGGTCTTCGCCTCGTATACGCCGAGCTGCAAACACGCCCGGAAAAATACCCGGCGCGATATTTTGAAGGCGCTCGCCGAGGCCGAACAAAACAAACCCAAGGAATGAACAATGATCGCGATTATCAACACCGGGGAATTCGACGAGGACGGCCGTTCTCGTTACCGGGTACAAATCAATGACAAGCTGATAACCGAGTATTACCACCACCGAATCGACGGCCTTGCCGCCTGTCTTGCGCTCGCTGCTCATGCGGTTGACCGGGCGGACTTCGAGAAAATCGACCGGATATGCAAACTCGCAGAAGGCGGAAAAAATGGGCATTAAAACGACCCTCGCCGACCGCCGAGCGATGACAAAGGACAACGCGAAATGGCCGCTACATCTAAAGCAAGTACCGCGTGACCAATGGCCGAGCGTGCGCCCCGGACTTATTGAGGTCTGGCGCTCACGCGGCTTTCTCGTACAGTTCTACATCGAAAAAAATGGCTACGTCCGTATGTCCGTAAATCGCACCACGCATAACGGTAACGACTGGGTGGCGGCGATTTTGTGGGACGAACTTATGCGACTCAAGCGCGAGTGCGGCCGGGGCGAAAGTGACGCCTTGGAGCTGTACCCGGCCGATAACGACGTGGTGAACGTCGCGAATATCCGGCACCTTTTTTTCCCGCCCGGCCCGGTCGCGTTCAAGTGGATGGGCGACGAATGAGCGCGCTCGTCTGGAGCAAAACCCGGCCGGTTCCGACCGACCTTAACGGCAATTCCGAGGAGTATTTCTGGGCTCGGGGTGGCTACTTCAACCGGCCGATAATGGTCCGAGCGAACAACGGGGTGAACTCCGATGTTATCGACGGCCAGCGCGTATACCGCGCCGAGGTCAATTTCAATTTCTTCTCCGACGGCTTCCCCAGCACTATCTGGTCTAGCGACCTTGGGGATTATCCGTGGCTGCTCGAACTTGAGTGGGCCGGACCCGTCGAGCGCGTACCCGACAACCAACAAAAGGAGCTGTAAAAATGGGCGATTGCACCCTGTTCCACGACGAAATTCGTTTCAGCGTTCGCGACCCGGAAAAAACCGAGGTTTGGGTTTATCTGCGCGGCGAGGGCGACTGTCCGTTCCAGTGTATCGGCTGGCGTTATAAGGCGTTTCCGCCGAGCGTCAAGCCGATGGATATCTTGGTCAGTTGGTCGGTCGGCGACTATGACCCGCTCGACTGGGAGCGCAAAGACCCGCCCCCGACCGAACTTAATTACAACCCGGACTGGGACGCTATCGAGGCCGATATATTGGCTCGACTGGCTGAACGAGGAGCGAAAGCCGATGAGTAAGGACTACACGAACGCGACCAAACTCGCCGGTATGGCGCTTGAGAACGCGCTAAATTCGGCGTCGAACAATACCGAGGCCGTCGAGGTCGCCGAAATGTTCGTAACGCTCGGTACAGCGTTCCTCCGCAGCGTGTGCGGCGAGGAATACGCGAAAGCGATACTTGAGGCCGGGTTAGTCGATATGGAACGCCCGTCAGTCCTGAAGGTCGTCCGCGTCGAAATGCCCGGCACCGGGACCAAGCACTAACGCTTGTCCGGCTCAACCCCTAACGCAACCCGGCCGATTTTGTGGGCAATGTCGAAAACCTTCGCCAGCGCGTTGATTTCGGCCGGAGTTGTCGCGTTCTGAATCATCTGCGCCGCCTTCGCCCGAATCGCCCGAGCGACCGTCAGGTCGTCCTCGTTGAACCGGGCGAGTAAATTCGCCGCGTCGCCACTTTGACTAGTGACGGCGCGGACCTTTTCCGCTTCCTGCCGCCGTTCCTCGGCCCATCCTTCCTTGTCCGCCCGTGAGGCCAGCGTCGCCGGGTACAGGGCGTATTTTTCGGCCAGCTCACTCAGACTTGCTGTCCCCTGGGCATACTCCATTCGGATTGAAGGCCAGTCAGTCGCCATTACCCTTCACCTTTAGCGTCATTCCGTAGTTATTGGTTCCGGCCGGGATTATTGCCGAATCGCTGCGGATCAGCTTTTGAAGCTTGAAACCCGAGTAATCGACGTGGTGGTGTACCCGGCCGAACCGCATAACGATTCGCGAAACGTCGGGGTGAACGGCGACCTGCATCGCGCTTTTCGCGGTCGTCCCTTCCTTAAAATAGAACTCGTCCGAGTTGCCACCTCCGATAGTTTGGGTGGTCAATTTCTCTTGCAGAAAGGCGTTGAATTGAACCGTACACCATCCCGCCTTGAGCATATCGAGGGATAAAATCGTGTCCTCGTTGTATCGACCGCGCCACCGAAACGGCGTGTCGTTTCGGATCAAGTTGCAGGAGTAAATCCGGGTATTGGTTACGAACGGTGGCATTTTGGTCTTGCGCGACGCGAACATAAAATAATTCGGTCCGGCCATTGCCACGTTCTTATAGCGCTGGCAAAAGTCCTCCATCGCACGCCAGAAGGCCGGCGATTTCGTCGGCACCTTCAGGTTGTGATTGAGGCGGTAAAACGCCTTTATGTTGTCGTCCATGACCCAGTGCCATTTGTGACCCTCGCTTATCGAATGGTCCCAGATGAAATTGCGCGCCGGTCCCGGTCCGGTCGACTTGGATAGCCCGAGGCCGTCGCAGAGTTCGTACCGGGCTTTATACGACTGATCCAGCACGATCAGCTTCGACTTGTCGCCGCCGACTGCCGCCAGATACGCCTTGTATTCCTGTTCCTCGATAACCAGCCGATGCTTAACGCCCATCGCGTCGAGGGCTCGCGACGTAATCATGTATTCCGCCCGGCCCTTGCTCGGGATATAGAGCGGGAACTGCGGGTGGTCATTCATACGACTTATCCGCATAGGTTTCGATTTCGATAAACGGAAACCAAACCATCCGAGTTTTGTCCGTGATCTTTTGTTCGATCAACGCGGCGAACTCGTCGACATGAGCCTGACAAGCGAAGTGAACGTGAATCGACCGAAAGGCCGTTTTGTCCTCCTGCTTGAACTCCGGCATTCCTTCCCATTCGGCTAGCGCGTCGGTTTCGCCGTGCGCAAATTCCAGGAACAGAGTGGACAAATCACCCTCGCTAAAGCCGACTAAATCGAGGTCGACGCCCAAATCTTGCAGGCCGGCAATCTCAAGCCGTAACAGCTCCTCGTCCCACCCGGCATTCAGCGCGAGCTTGTTGTCGGCCAAGATATACGCCCGGCGCTGGTTGTCGTTGAGGTGCCCCAGCTCGATTACCGGGACCGTCTCGAAACCCAACTTACGCGCTGCCAACAGGCGACCATGCCCGGCAATAACCCCGTTCAAGCCGTCGACCAATATCGGGTTAGTCCAGCCGAATTCCTTGATGCTGGCGGCGATCTGCGCCACCTGCGCATCGTCGTGCGTTCTCGCGTTGTTCGCGTAGGGCACAAGGTCGGCGACTTTCCGTTGTTCAACCTGCATATGGTTTATTCCGGTCAAAACGCGGGCATAAAAAAACCCGGTGGGGACCGGGTTTTTCTGGAGCTACTTCAAAGGGGGATGACTCTGAAAGTGATCGAATGCTACCCCCAGCCGTGCAGGAACGTCAAGCGCTGGAATTGCGAAGTTTTGCCCCCTAAAATGCCTCCTCGTCCCGGTCCCAGAAATCGGGGACATACTCCTCGTAACCGCAGTTTTCGAGCGCGCGGATGCACCAATGGATTTCGAGCGGGAATTCGTCGTCCTCGCTAATTTCGGTAACAACCCAGCCGGGACATTCGGGCAGGTCGATTAGCTCGCCTAGTTGTTCGAGAGATACGCCAGACAGCGCCTCCCTCAATAGTGCGGCGTCGGCTATCCATAGCCGTTCCCCGTCGTCGACGAGGGCGATAGGACCGTCATACATTACGACCACCCCACCGATACAGTCCGAGGTTAGTGCTTCCCAAATCGAACGCTGAGCCATTTGTATCTCCTTGGTTGTGGAACTAGATAAGGAACGTCGTGCCCTTTCTTGCGGTACTCGTCTCGCCGACCTCGAACGGTGAAGTCATAATCCGAATGACCGCCGAAACTGGGGCGAGTGCTTCGCGGTCGAGGTCGTCGCAGGCGTCGAAACAATCCTCGACAAATCCGGCCCACTCCCGCGCCCATGCCTCGCTGCGAATCCGTACCCCGTACTTGCCGAATAGCCAGTTACGGAACTCCTCGGGCTTTTGCAGCGGGTCGGAGTTCGCACTCTGGCCGCCTTGGTGCATTCGGCGATAACGGAACAGAACGCCCATCGCAACATACCGGGCGCGCTTAGCTTTGTACGCGGTCATACGCGGCGATTTGTCGTAAGCCCGAACGAATACAGCGGCCTCGCCGAGTTCACGCTCGTCGTCGTCGGCAAGCGGGTTATACATCCAGTGGCCGAAGGCGCGGACGTAACCGGGCAGGGTATTGATTGCCTGCTGGATTCGCCCGGCGATTGCTTGATGGACCGCCCGAGTCGTTCGGCCGTCGAATTCGGACAACTGAACCGCCCCGCCCAACTTGGCGCGCTCGATAGCGAAGGCCGCGACCGAATCGCCGGGCGAGTAGTAACAATCGTGCCAAGCGAGACGAGCTGAATTCAGTTTCATACGGTCGCCCCCAACTTTTTTACGAGCTGGAAAAAGTCGTCGATATCGAATACGACCCAACTTGCGCCCGGCACATACCAATCGGGCCAGAGGTCGGACGCGTCGACGTAACAGAACCAGCCTCGCCGGTTGACCTTGAGCGCCAACACTGGACGCGTTCCGACTCGCTGGGCTTGGGCTCTCGCCTGAACAATCATGGCGTACAGCTCGCTATTGACCGGCACCAATGCACGCCCCTTGACCTCGACGGCCCACCCCGGCAAACCGTCGATATCGTGACCGCCAGACCGGCACTGCTCCAAGTTGCGCTTGAGCCGGACCCCGAGATATTCGTAAGCCAGCGCGATAAATTCACGCTCTACCGTCGCGCCTTTGTTCCGGCTATTGGTCATTGTTCGCCCCTCCTTGTAAGTGCCGTTCGCAGACCGTCTTGGCCTCGTCGATGTTGTACCCGCTGTAAATAATCGGAGCCGTTCGAGGCGCTCGGGCGATGTAAACGGTGGTTCGCTCGTTCACCTTGGACTTTGAAATTATGTAGCCCTCGGGCGTCTCGATTCGGTAGGCGCTCATTTGTTGCCAGTTCATGGCCGGCTCCCGCTGAAATCGATACCGGCCTTTGTCAGTTGAGAACGTATCCAGTCCGGGTCAACCCCGGCGATATGCGCGTGCCACATATCCCCGCGCAAGTAGTAAGCAGCCGCCTCGCGATAGACTTCGATTTCCCCCCCGTGCCGATTCGTGATTAGGTCGTTAAGCGCGACTGAAACAACCCCCAACATCAGCCGACCTTCGGCGCAGTCGGGGAACTGGTAGGACATTTTCCGAACCAAGGCGCGGACTAGATCGAAGGTTTCTGGCGGGGTTCTCCGGTCGCCATTGCCGGTACGGCCACGATGGGTACTCATACGTTTACGACTCCCATTTTTATTAGAATTGCCAGCGTTCTTACGACCCCCTCAAGGTGGGCGAGCGAAGCCGCGTCGGCGTCAATACGTCGGGTACGCCGGTCGATTTCGTCGTGACAACTTGAACAGGCCCAAGCCCCTAAAAGGTCGTGCGGTTTGAGGCCCATCCCGCACGTCCCCCCGAGGCGGTAATGCGCAAGCACGGTCGTCTCTGCGTCGAAATTGCAGATGCCCTCAAGGCGTACTTGGCAATCGCGACCACGCGCCAACTTGCGCAGGTTGCTCATTGGTCCACCACGTTCCAGCCCATCCGGTCGGCGAAGTTCGCCCGAGTCCGGTAGAACATCCGGCCGGTATCCATGTCGGCATAGACGACTATCTCGCCTCGGCGACTTGTCCCGGCTCCGTGCGCGACGCCATAGACCATGTAACGCACGCCGTTCAATAGGACGACCCGACCCGGTGGTGCTTCGACGCGATCTAGCTCGGCCTTGAGCAGTTCGATTGCCTCGGTCGGGGTCGCGCCGTACTGAAACCATACCGGCTCGGTCGGCTCCTCCATCGCGTTCGCTCCTACGGTGTCGCCGATACAAGCCCACGCCGAGGCCAACCCGGTGAGAGAGTTGTAAGTCGAAGCAATCCCGAACTGCCCGTAACGGTCCCGCTGTATCTGTCTCATGCTGCCCCCTTGAACGCGTCAATTTCCGCCATTTGCGTCAGCCGCTCCTCGGTCAAGGTCGGCCAGTCGTTCTCGATTACATACGCGCAGACGCCGACCCAGAACGCCTTAAACTCGTCCTCGCCCATATTCGGAAAGGACAGGCTCTGCGGCTTCTTGGTAATCAATACGCCGACCCCCGGAATCGGCGTTTCAGTCTTGTCGCAGCAGACGCCGGACTCAAATTGCAGCTCCTTGATTACGGCGTGAGATTGCTTGCCGGTGAAGCGGTCGAGGTTCTGCCCGAGGAGTTTCCCGAGGCCGTGAACCAGTCGGTTGAACCGTGGATTACGCGGCAGGGTCAGGTAGGCAAATACCCGCGTATTGAGGCGAAACCCGCGTTCGCGCAACATCGAGCGGTCAGCCTCGGAAGCCGCAACAAATGCCGCCGTAGGCTTACCCGTTACCGGGTCGGTCAGTACGCGCAGGATCAGCTCAATCGGCAGCGGCTTACTCATCGTTTGGTTTCCCCTTGATAGTCCCGCGCAACTTGTCGAGCGCAGCCCGGCCGACCTCGGGCGTCCTGCGGCCTTCGACCTTCTCCGGCAGGCCGACCAAGATCGGGCGCAGCGGTTCGCCGGCTGCGATCATCCGGCAAACAATCTTGTATGCCCGGTTAAACAGCTCCCGGCTCGACTTGAGCGGCAGGGTGGATAGGTTGTAGAGCCCGACCTCCCGCGCAGCGTGAGACACGGCTACGTGCGACCAGACGACGTGCCCGGCGTTCGGGTAGGCGTTACGTGCCGCTTCCGCGTAGGCGTTATCCTCGGAAGGTAGGCCGAGGGTTTCCGGGGTTGGATGGCAGAGCGCGATAAACCGGCCAACGCTCGGGACGAAATCCGACGACAACCGGCGGCACGCTTGAACGCCGAACCGAATCTGCTCGATGCTCGTTATCCCCTCGGCCACAAACCCTTTCGTCATCGATTGCTTGTAGGCCTTGAGGTCGTTGTCGTCCGGCCACGCTTGGCGCCACGCCGGGAATATCGCCTTCAGTTCCTTGATAAGCGTATTGACGACGCGCCCGGCTGCCTCGTTGATGGCTTTCGGTTCGCTGTCCCCTGGGCACGCAGCCGCTCGGGAAGTAATACGGGCGGCGATAGCCTTAACGTGATCCATCACAACCCCCCGAGGTTTTGAGTCCATGACAGGTCATCGAAGTCCGGCCCGGTCTTGGCGTTCGGGACGATTCGGCGACCGGCATAGGTCTGCGCGTTGAGCATCCAGTTTTTCCACGACGCTACCCAGTCGGCGCGGGTTTCGCCTTTCGCTTTCCAGTAGTTCAAAAACTTCTCGGTTTCGAGAGTCAAGTCAGCGGCCGGCGCTCGGTCGTTCGCCCAGACGATCATTTCGGCCGTAATGTCGAACGGGTCGGGGACGGCGGTTTTACGTTTGGTTTTCGGCGAGGGAGCAGGGGACGGTTTCGCGTCGTTACGCTCTTTAATCTCTTCTCTTCTCTTCTCTTCTCTAGTCCGCTTTTTGTCCGCTTCGGATGCGGACACATTGCGGACGTTTCTTTTGCGGTCGGAGTCCATCGCCCGACGTTTGGCCGAGAGCCCGTTATGGTCCTCGAAGCGAGGCAGGCTGAGGCCTCCGGCGATTTCGTCCAACCACCCGGCGTCGATCATGGCGCGAGCGAAACCCGGAAACCCGATCAGGTCGTCCACGGTTTCGACCGTGTAACCTTCGAGGTTTCCGTCGACCGAATGCGTATCGAAAAGACACCAAACGGAATGTAGTCCGCCAACGGTCCGAAGTCTGTCCGCATGTAAAGCGGACGAAATACGGACAACTTTCGGACAGGTCGCGAGGTCGGTCCGCATCTTTATCCAATCGCCGGCCATTACTGCCGAGCCTCAAGCGAGTACTGGCCGACGGTGACGGTTTTGCCGGCCTCGTTAACTACGCGGATATAGTCCGTATTGATTTCCATCCCGAGCCGGCGCAGGTCTTTGATACGAGCGGCAAGGCGGAAGCAACCGAAAAGGCGAAGGGCATCGAGCGGGGTTAGCCGTCCGCCTTCCTCAAGGTGTTTTTTGATAGCGCTGTTTTGCGACGTGGAGTTGATAGCGTTCGGGTTGTTGTCCATACTGACCTCGCTCATTGATGACCCCCGGCCTGATCCGCACGATCTAACCGGGGTTTTTTTTGGCCGTTATTCGACCGGGTAAAGGTCTGGGCGTAACTCGAACCGGGTCACGGCACCTTTAACGGCGCGCTCAATCGGCAGCACAAGCTCTGCCGGTACGGTCAAGTTTCGATGTAGGCATTGCCAGATTCGCGGCTGGCTGGTGTTGCAGAGCCGAGCTAATTCGGCTTGTCCCCCGGCGAGTCGCACCGCTCGCTCTATTGGTCGCTCCTCGGCGACGCCACTCAGCCGCTCTTGAGCGAGGCGAAGCGCTCGATCACTCAGCCGTTCGGCATCCTTCATTGCGGCGACTCCTTTCCGTTTTCGTCCCAGAAATATAACTGAGGTTTTCGCGGAGTCAATGGCTGATAACGTTGATTTCTTGCTGCCCCTATAACAATGGTTATAGAATTGCGCCCATGAAAACGACCTATACCCCTACCTTGGCCGAGCGCCTCAACAACGCGATGAAGGCCTGCAACCTCAAGCAGCGCCAGCTCTCCGAGCTGGTGACTGAGTTGAGCGGCACCCCGATTTCGCAAGTCGCCATCCAGAAAATTACGAGCGGAAAAACCCAGCACTCAAAACGGATAACCGATATCGCCCGAGCCTTAAACGTTTCTGCGGAATGGTTGGCACATGGATGCTCGCCTTTTCCCCCTTCCGGCACTACCCTGTCCCCTGATGGTGATTCGATGGGAGGCGGGGCCAACACGGACAAGGAAGAACTAAAAATAAAATGGGGGACGGTGCCAGTGGTAGGGACAGCGCAGCTCGGGGATGACGGTTTTTTCGAGGATGAAGGGTATCCATCCGGCCACGGCTCGGGGGTTCTCCGCATCCAATCCACCGACCCGGATGCCTACGGGTTGAGGTTGCTCGGCGATTCGATGCAACCGCGAATCATGCACGGGGAGTTCGTACTTGTTGAACCGAACACGCCGCCCGTACTTTACGAGGAGGTTCTCGTTAAGACGGTCGACGGCAGAAAGATGATCAAGATTTTCGCCCAGCTTGCCGACGGGTTCTATCGATTCGATTCGATCAACCACGACCACCCGCCGATTCACCTTCGTGTCGATCAAGTCGAGACGGTCCACTATGTCGCCGGGATTCTCAAAAAATCCCGGTTCTTCGAGCAGTAAGCCCACTGCACGATTTTACCCGCCCACCGTTGGGCGGGTTTTTTTTGCCCGGCGAAAAATAAATAACCTGAGTTATTGACGTGGCGATCACTTGTATTATCCTTGAGACACACCCAGCAAGGAGCAACCCGCCATGACCACTACCGATAAAGCCGTCGCCGCTCTCCTCCTCGTTCTCGTCCTTGGCGTAATCGGCACCCTGTATTCCGACGTAGTTTTGCCGCGTATCTCGGCGATAACTTCCGCGCTTAGTTCCACCCGCTCGTAACCCTTACGACCTATCGCCCCCGGCCTACCGGGGGTGATTGATGCCTGCCTCATAAATGGATTCTTACGGGGAACACTCGATGAAAGCGGTACTTATTAATCGGCAGATTGCTGCCTGCGAATCGTTCATTCGGAACTTTCAAGACGGCCTGCCTTACGCCGACGGCCCGGCATACGGACAAGACAAGCAGCGTATTCGGGAGCTGGAAAACGAGGCGAAAGTCTGGCGCGAAATCCTCGAACAAGTGACCAAGGGGGAAGTATGAAGACGGACATCAAACTCTTTATCCACCAGAAGCCGGGCGACGTACAGAAAGCCCTAACCTGCGACATGAGCGACTATCCGACGCTGTATGGCGCGATGCTCGGTTACTACGTCGCCGAGGTCGAATGGCCGGAAGTCGAGGCCGACCCGACCGCGCTGCTCGTCAAGCAGTACGAGAAGGAACTCGAACGGGAAATCGCCGACCACCATAGCCGGGTCCACGTTA